CTTCGACGATAGAGCACGCTCGATGGTCGCTCGCGTGTCTTCGGCACGACATGGAGCATAGGGATCTCACGTTTTCCGCACGCATGAAGCTACGATCCGAAGAGGCTCGCGCGTTGACTGCGCTCGCTCGGCTCGAGACGGCGTCTGAAATGAGCGAAGATCGTTATGTTCGAAATCATCCCGCGTGGCTCGCTCTTCGAGCGCGGATCCTCGATGCACTGGTAGCGCATCCCGGCGCCGCGGAAGACGTATTGAAGGCGATTGAATGACGACATCTTCACACGCCGAGCGCGCGCGCATACGACGGGCTCAGAAGGCGCCGACTTCTTCGCCGCTCAAGACCTTCGCGGGCGACTTACGCGCACACCTCGCGCCCGCCTTGCGCCTCGCGACGTCGGTTTCGTGGCCAAGCCCGAAGTATCGGGATCGCCCGACGGCGTTCTTTCGAGACGTGCTCGGCGTCGAACCATGGGCTCGGCAAGTCGAAGTGATCGAAGCGGTGCGCGATCACAAGCGCGTCGCTGTGAAGAGCGGACACAAGGTGAGCAAAAGTCACACCGCGGCGGGCATCGCGCTATGGTTCTGGTGCTCGTTCGACGACGCTCGCGTCGTGATGACGTCGACGACTTCGCGACAGGTTGACGACATTCTTTGGCGTGAGACGCGCATGATGCGAGCTCGCGCCGGGTTGTGCGTCACATGCAAGGCGGCGAACGAAGAGCACGCCGACGCTCGAGCTCGAGGCGAGCTCGTCGAGGACGTCGAACCGCCGTGCGTGCATTCGGCGATGATCGGCGGCGAGATCGGCGATATGGCTCGCACGGGCTTGAAGAGCGACGACTTTCGAGAAATCAAAGGCTTTACGGCGCGCGAAGCCGAAGCGGTCGCTGGTATCAGCGGTCGGCACTTGCTGTACATTCTCGACGAAGCGAGCGGGATCAAACCTGAAATCTTCGAGGCGATCGAGGGCAACCGGGCGGGCGGCGCTCGCGTCGTGATGTTCTCGAACCCGACGAAGACGTCGGGCGAGTTCTTCGACGCCTTCAACTCGAAGGAACGGTTCTACTCGACGCACACGATCTCGAGCGAAGAGACCCCTAACGCTACCTACGGCGACGACGACGAACGCGCCATTCCGGGTTTGGCAACTCGCGAGTGGATCGAAGAAAAAAAACAAGAATGGGGAGAAGATTCGGCATTGTACGCGGTTCGCGTGAAGGGCGAATTTGTGGAGCTCGAAGAGGGCAAGGTTTTCTCGATCCATGCCATCGCAGAAAGCGAGGTCTGTCGAAGCAATCGTTGCTCATGCACACGCTCGGCGTTTGCAGGGAGAACCGACGTGAGCGCGAGGTTCCCGTCGTCGTGATGGATTCTGAGGGCAAGGTCGGCGCCGAAACCTATGGGCATTTTCGGGCGTACCTCGACGCGCGAGACGATCCCGAGTTCGAGCTCGTCGGTATTCGCGCCAGCGACGGCGCGCACAGAACGCCGCTCGTCTACGATCGACAGCGCGACGAGCTCGCCGGCAATCTGCTCAGGTGGATCAACGACGGCGGCGCGCTCGTGAGCGACGCGAAGCTGGCGAAGGAAATGCACATTCTCGAATGGCGCGAGCACGGCAACGGGCGAGTCAAGATCACCTCGAAGAAAGATATCAAGAAAGTGCTCGGTCGCTCTTGCGACAGGTACGACGCGGTTGCGTTGTGCGTATGGGAGCCGCTTGTAATTCGTGACGGCAAACCTCCTCGAAAGTCGACAACTCCGCAGGGCCCCTCGAAGGATGCGAGCACGCCGGACCCGTACGCTTCCGCCGACGTCGATGATCCTTACACGTAGCGCGACGCATAGCGGCTTGCGCGCGTGGCATTGCATGACGTAGGCTGTCGTTGTACTAGGCATAGCGAATGCGCATCGCAGATCGAGTCAAGGCATTATTGGGCGTTTCCGCGTTTCGGCGGGATCCGCTGGCATTGCCGTCGCTCGACTCCGAAGAGGTCGACAGCATTCGCGAAGCGCACGGCGGTCAACTGGCGCTCACGCCGCAATCGCGCGTGCGCTGGTATTTGCGCGACCTCGAAAGCGCGGAGCTCGCCGCCGACTCCGGCGACCTCAGCCTCGCCGCTCGGCTCATGCGCTCGGCTCGAAAGGATGGCATCTATTCAGGCGTGCTGTCGACGCGCACGGGTGGGCTTGTTCGGCTCCCGAAGCGATTTCGAGGCGACGAAAGGATCACGAAGGCGCTCGACAGAAACGACGAAGAGACTCGCGGGATCTTCGACGAAATGTTTCCCGCGACCGAGCTCGCGTTACTCGCCGCCGACGGATTCGAGCTCGGCGTCGGTGTCGGCGAAATGGTGTCCGTGGTCGGTCGCGACTTCCCGATCTTCGTTCGCCTCGATCCCGAGTGGCTTTGGTATCGGTGGAACGAAAATCGCTGGTACTATCGGTCGATCGCCGGGATGCTCCCGATCACCCCGGGCGATGGGCGATGGATTCTTCACATGCCGGGCGGTCGAGTTTCACCGTGGCAGCATGGAGCTTGGCGCGCTATTGGGCGCGCGTATATTCGCAAAGAGCATGCGAGTTTCAGAAAAGACAATTGGGAATCGAAGCTGGCAAACTCGGCGCGAGTCGCCGTTGCGCCTCAAGGCGCGGGCGAGTCACAAAAAGAGTCGTGGTTTCAAAGCGTCATGGCATGGGGTACAAACACCGTGTTCGGAATGACTCCGGGATACGATGTTAAGCTGATCGAGAGTAACGGTCGTGGATACGAATCTTTTCAGCAGACGATCCAGGACCAAAACGATGAGTTCAAGATGGCGGTTGCGGGGCAACTTGTCACGAGCGACGGCGGCGCTGGATTTCAAAACAGCGACGTTCACAAGTCGATCCGCGCTGATCTGATCAAAGAGACTGCGGACGGGCTCGCCTCGACGATCAATACTCAAGGATTGCCGCAATACATAATCGATACGTTCGGCGAAGATGCGCTCGAGCCCGGCGCGATCGTCGAGTGGGATGTTACGCCGCCGAAGGATCGGAACGCCGAAGCGCTCGCGATGCAAACGACGGCGGGAGCGATGGCATCGTTGACGTCTTCGCTCGCGACCCATGGGATCAAGCTCGACGCGAAGGCCATGGCGATTCAGTTCGGCATTCCGATCGACGTCGAGGTCGATGACGACAAGCCCGACGCCTTGCTCTTCGACGTGTCGCTATCGGCTGGACTGAAGCTCGCGCAGCAAGTCGGCCTGCAACCGACGGCGCAAGCGGTGCGCGACATTGTCGAGCGCGCGGGCATCGAGCTCGAGGACATACCGCAAGCCGAAGCGGCGAACGTCGCGATCTCGCTCGCGCCGACGGACATCGCAAAGGTCGTGCGCGTCGACGAAGCGCGTGCGTCGATTCAGCTTGCGCCATGGGGCAATCAAGAGGGCAACGTGTCGATCGCCAAGTTTGGCGCGAGCGCCGAAGCATCGGGCGACGTCGAGGTCGCCGAAGCCGAAGGCGAGCAAGACCGCGAAACGGACGCCGCCGCCGAGCTCGAAAGTGGGGCAGCGTGAGCGCGAAGCGGCAACGGTACGCGCCTCATGGCACGCTGGCGCTCGCGCCTCGAGCATTCGGGCTCGTGTTCGACCTCGAAGATGGAATTGACGACGCGGCCTCGTGCGAGTTCGAAGAGGGTGGAATCGCTGTGATCGACGTGCGCGGTCCGCTCATGCATCACAGCGAATGGTTTTTCGACTCATACGACGCGATCAAGCATCGCGTGCATGAAGCGCTCGAGCGCTCGCCGACGGCGATCGTGCTGTCGATCGACTCGCCCGGCGGGCTCGTGTCGGGCGCCTTCGACACCGCACGCGAGCTCCGAATGATGACCGAAGAAGCTGGCGTCGAGCTCGTCGCGCACGTCGCCGGGCAAGCAACATCGGCGGCGTATGCGCTCGCGACAGCGGCGACGCGGATCAATGTAAGCGAATCCGCGATGCTCGGTTCAATCGGCGTGATCGACACGCTCGTCGACGTGACAGCGCAGAACGCTTCCTTCGGGATCAACGTCGCTCTGGTGACGTCGGGCGCTCGCAAGAGCGACGGGAACCCGAGCATCGAGATCACAGAAGAGGCTCTGGCGGCGACGCAAGAGCGCGTCGACGACCTCGCCGAAATGTTCTTCGCGCTCGTCGTCGAACACGGTTGGGCCTCGAGCGTGGACGAGCTTCGAGCGCTCGATGCTGGCATCGTTCACGGCGCCGACGCTGTGAGGATCGGTCTCGCGACGGAGATCGCGACGTTAGACGAAACTGTCGGCTTCATTCGTTCGGGCGTTGCGCGCTCGTCCGCAAGCGAAGCGCAAGCAACAGAAAGAATGGAAACAATGAAAGAAGATGCGATCGCGGCACTTCGGAAGATGGCCGAAGGCGACGACGAAGAAGAGGCGAAGCTCGCGCGAGCGGCACTCGCCGCAATGGGCGAAGAGGATCCACCCGAAGGCGACGACGACAAGCCCGAAGGCGACGACGACAAGCCCGACGAGGACGACGACAAGCCCGAAGCGAAGGCGGCGGAAGATGATCCCGGCGAGCCCGGCGAGCGCGGCGAGGACGACAAGAGCGCTTCAGCGATGGCGCTTCGAGCGCTCGCCGAAGTTCACAACTTGAAGGCGGGAATCAAGGCTGAGAAGATCGACGCCGAGCGTTCGAGCTTGCTCGCTTCGCGACCCGACTTCGCGCCCGAGCTCGTCGACGTGCTTCGATCGGCGCCGATGGCGATGGTTCGCAAGACTTGCAAGACGCTCAAGCGCGGACCCGCCCGAGCCGATCGCGTCGCCGCCGCCGCGACCGCAACCGCGACGGTTCGCGGCGAAGGTCAGGGAGGCGACAACGCGCCGCGACTCTCGATGGAAGAGAAGTCGGCGCTGGATCTCGCGATGGGCCTTTCGGAAATGAGTTCCGAAACGGTTCATACGAGCAATCGGATGAGTTTCGGCGTTCACCGCCCGGCCTCGACGAAGGGAAAGTGATCGCATGACCGCACGAATGACACGCAACGAAGCGTGGGGATTCTTCGAAGGACCGTTGACGAATGCCGTCTTTGTTGAGCGCGGCGTGCTCGCATGCATCGACACGGCGACGGGCCTTCTCGACAAGGGCGGCGTGAGTCTCACGCTCACGCCGATCGGTTATTTCGAGGAGGATGGAACGGGCGACGGCGTGACGACGTTCCGCGTTCGTCTCTTCCGTGAGATCCGAGTTCACGCCTGGGACAATGACACCGCGGGCACTCCCGTCGTCGCGACCGACCTTGGCAACCCTTGCTACATCCTCGACGAGCGAACGGTTTCGGGATCTGACGGAGTCGGCACGCGATCCGTCGCTGGCACCGTTTGGGGTGTCGACGCGACGAACGGCGTTCTCGTTCTTCCGGCACTCTGAAAGGCTGACGACAATGGCACAGGTAACACCTCAGTTTCTTTTCGATCTCGAATCGAACATTCGCACGATTTCCGAGAAGGAATACGAGCGACTCCTCAGCAACCTATGGTGGAAGAGCGTCGCTCGCATCATGCCTTCGGGTGCAAAGAAAGAGCGCGTCAACTGGCTCCTCGACACGGCGAAGATCGAACGCCCGAACGCTGCGCACGGCGGCGGGCAAGCGATCTTCGAAGACATCGTGATGAACACGACCGAGTTCGAGAGCAAGAACGCGGTCGGCGGGCTCGAGCTCAAGAAAGAGCAACTCGAGGATCTCGACGGAAACGGTGTTCAGCTTGCCGCGCACTGGGCTCGGCAGATGGGCGCTCAGGCGGCGTATTGGCCGCAGCGCGAGATCGCGTCGGCGATCAAGGCGAATCCGAACACGTACGATGCGCTGCCGTTCTTCTCGCCGCTCGGCACGCCTCACCCTGTGAACCCGTTCAACGTCGGCGCGGGATCGTTCGCGAACGATCTCACGGGCGCGGCTTCCGGGATCTATCCTGGCGCGGTTCCCGTGTCGGGCGTGACGCTCGACGCGGCGATCGACAACATCCAGAAGGTGCTCGCGTACATCGCATCGATCCCGATGCCGAATGGGCGTGAGCCGCGTATGCTCAAGATGAGCGGCATCTTGCATCCTCCCGCGCTCACTGCGCGTATGCAGCAGATCACGCAAGCGCAGTTCATCGCGCAAGCCGCAACGGGCGGCGGTGCGGGTTCCGCCGACGTCGCCGCGGTGATCCGCAATTTCGGGCTCGGCACTCCGATCGAGGCGCCCGAGTTCGGTTCGGCGTTCGGCGGGAGCGACGACACCTACTACGTGATCGCGGAAGAGATCACGAGCAACGAGCTCGGCGCTTTCGTCTACGTCGATCGCGAGCCCTTCTCGATGCTCTTCCATGGCCCCATGACGGACGCCGAGCTCGCGCGCATGCGCAAGTTCCAGTGGACGACGGAGGGTCGCAACGTGGTCGGTGCCGGGCATCCCTACCTGATGTTCCGCTGTCAGGCGACCTGAGCTCCGCGCTCGCATAGCCTACGCGGCGCGTCACAGCGTCGCGTAGGCCATCGAGCGAAGGATCCGCAACATGGCCATCTATCTCGACTTCGACGGGTTCAAGGCGCTCACGCTGGCGCCGAGTTCATTTGTTGACGAGGTCGAGAAAGTGGCGCCCGGATGGGTCGACGGGCAGCTCGAGTATTGGGCCCGATGGATCGACTCCCGCTTGCGCAAGCGCTACGCCTCGCCCTTCCCCGCGTTCGGCGATACGCCGCCGACTCCTCGATCGGTTCAGGGATGGCTCGCGAGGATCGTCACGCTTCGCGTGTTCTTGAAGCGCGGCGTTGATCCAGACGATTTGCAACTCGACACGATCAAGCAAGATTCGATCGACGCGCAGTCCGAGATCCTTGAAGCCGCGAATTCAGAAGATGGATGGTTCGACATTCCGCTGAAAGCAGGCGAGGACGGTAGCGCGATCAATCGCGGGAACCCTCGATCATATTCGGAACAGTCGCCTTATGTTTGGATGGATGATCAATCGGTGATCGGCAAGAACGAAGATCGCAACGGGAGCGGCTCGAGTGTCTAGTGGCGCATTGGAAATGGCGGACATGATCCGCACGCTTCAAGAGCTCTCAGGCTTCGGTCTCAAGTCGGCGTCGAAGGCAACGCGCGAAGTCGAGGTTGTTACGCGAAGGCAAGTCGCTCGAGGGCTTGGCCCCGACGGCAAGCCGTGGAAGCCGACGCAAGCGGGCACGCCGCCGCTCAAGAACGCGGGCGCCGCGCTTACGATC